CAGCCTATGAATCGTGAATCATCAGGTCCGCCTCGGCTGCCGCTATCAGCGTCGATAGAGGCATCTTGAGGCCCTCAGCTATCAAGAGCAGGTTCTTCAGGGTGACGTTTCGCTCGCCGCGCTCGACCGAGCCGATGTAGGTTCGATGGACACCTATCTCGTCGGCGAACGACTCCTGGCTGTAGCCGAGTTTGCTTCTCCTGGCCTGGATAACTCGGCCGATACTACGCTGCATCTGCTTGCTCTCCATACTGTAGAATATACTTGCATGAGCACTATGCGTCTACATCATATAAGTAGCACCGTGGCCGCGCCAGCCGAACGCTTGGCTCGGATGGCCGATCCACATGAACGTGACGAAGAAGCAACCCGTTACTTCAAGCGGCTGCACGCAGAGAAGTACGGGTTGCCTGTTGGGGAGGAGTAAGACATCATTCAGTAGCGCGATAACGGTATCTTTTCCCGTTGCCTACCCCATTACCGTGCTCCACGGTGTTCCGCAGCTCCCTGAGCGCTGTCTCGATACTCGCTCTGCGGTAGCGGATCGCGTGCTCTTTGCCGTCCTTGATGTAGACGATCTGGTACGGCGCGCCCCAGTTCACGGTACCGCGCGTCCGCGTCGTCTGGCTGCACTTTCGTATCTCGATGAGATACCAGTTGCCGTCCTTGTGCAGATACTCGTAGTTGGTCTTCGTGTTCTCCATTGTTTTACCTCCAGCCTGTCTTGAAACTGAACGGCTCGACCTCGAAGTTCGGGATATCATCGCAGCGAAACGTCATTATGCTCATCGGCCTGGTCGCCACTTCCTTCCAGCCCGTCTCGGGAGCAAGCACGACATTGAGATATGCGGGATCAGAGGCATAGACTATCGCCCGGTGCTGCGAATGATATCGCAGTTCGAGCGGCATGTTCCCCTTGATAATGACCACGGTCTTCGGATCGAGCTTCGACGCCATGACCGCGCTTAACTGCCCCTTGCACAGAGCAAGCCGTTCTTTGAGCGCAGGAACATCGATGCGTCCGTCGCGCAGAGTGTCGTCGGCCATTCTGAATATGATCTCGCTGTCGACCTCGGCGAATCTCGGCAGATCGAATTTTGCGAACAGGTCGTCGGCATTAAGAACGGTGCCGTTGTGAGTTCCGAGGATTCGGGATGCTCTCAAGGGCTGTGCATTCGATATGACGTCGACAGCTCCCCTCGTCGGCCAGCGCGTATGCCCGGCAAGCCAGGTCGTGCCGTTGTCGACTTCCGAGATCACCTCGCCGAACTGCTTCTCTTTCACGAACTCTACAGCGCGCATCGGACGCTTGAATATGTTGTGGCTGCCGTCCTGTTTGAGCCATGAGACTCCGGTCGCATAAGGTCCACGCCTCTCGCTCAGAAGCAGCAGATACATAAACAGCCACTTCAAATAGCTGCGCTCCTCCGGCTGCCTGTCCTTGACCTCGTATATCACCCCGAGTTGTCCGCACACTATCCCTCACCTCCTTCATCGATGGGCGCGAAGCCCCGGAGCACTCCGCAGCAGTAGGCTGACCTGTTGTTCTCGATCCACATCGCCGCATCGATGAAGTCCATCTCGACCGCGAGCCTCACTACTTCAGGCAGGTCAATCATGTTCGTCTTGCCGGAGAGCCTGACAGCCTCTATGCCGTTCAAGACCTTGGCAGGAACCGGCACCTTAGTTTGCTCCACAGCACACCTCCGTTGGATTCGTATTCTCATCCGTGGCCGTCTTTGCTTTGGACTTAGGTCTGCCGTGCTTCCATGCGGCATCTCCAGGCATCAAGCTCAAGAGGTGCATCCTTGCCGTCTTGAAGGCTGGACCGTTCATCTTGAGCGCGGAGATCAAGAACACGCGCATATCGTATTTCGCTGAGGCTGGATCATACTCACGTTTCTTCGCCGATGCTCCCCGGCAGTTCATCGCCCTTGCCAGGAGCGCCATGCTGAAGAGGATTACGGCTTTCACGCGGCCAGCATGAAGGCAACCGGAGTAGGCTCGAATCTCGACGGCCTGTCTCACGAAGTAACCGTTCAGGTTCAGGATCGAGTAGCGAGTGTTGTCGTAGCGTTGCGGATACTCGACGTATCGACCGTACCACTGCCTGTTCAACTGGCGGAAGTCTGTCGGCGGGTTCTTGGTGACCCGCTCGATGAACGCCGGGTCGATAGGCTTGCAATATCGCTCCATCCGCTGCTGGTTCACACCGAGCGCGGCGTAGATGATGTCTTGCTGCTTGTAGATCAACTTGGCAAGATTCGCAAGCGCCTTGGCCGTCACGTCTGGATGCGAGACGTGGACATGAAGTCCACATTTTTCATCAACCTGGGCCCCACACCTGCGTACCGAGCGAATGACCTCTTGCGTCTCGGACACGTCGGAGTATGAGAGTATGGGGCTTACCACTTCCGCCCTCAAGTCGGGCGGCGCGCTCGTAAGAGATGAGTCGGCAACGACTCGCCACACACGGTTCAGCCTGTCTCGAATTTCCCAGGCATCGCATGTCCCACCTGCATGGGTGACCTCGCCACCCACCACACTCTGAATAGCCCTGGCGACCGTGCCTCGGTTTCTCTGGACGGTCTCAAGTTCCACACCCATCTTGATTTCCTGCAGTTTCAAATGCCGCTACCTCCGTTGGATTCAGAACAGAACATCTGTTCTGTTACACCCAATGGATGCCTCATCTTCGCTGAACTTGCAAGTCATTCAAGCGTGTTTGGCAAGAATCTGGTGTTCTTCCGGGGTAGTGCGAGTCTGGCTGCAAGAAGGGGCGTGGGTCTACCCGCCGACGTGCTCGCCGTGGCTGACTCCGGCTTCGATCAACGCATCATTCAGCCGCTGGACGTGGGTCTCCTCAGACAGTATGTGGGCCATTGCCTTAGAGAAGTCATCAGCCAGGTCGGTCGGCAGGCTAGCCGCTTCCTCTATCCTGTGGAGCCTGGCATCCAGATTCGCAAGCAGATCGAGGACATGATTTCGGATGACGCCGTCTCTTTTTTCAGAAGGCGACGGGATGAACTCAGTCATCCCGCCGCTTCGTCTCGTTATCATCCCCGCGCTCCTTTAGCTCAGTGTCGCGCCCAGGGAGTGGATGCGCGGGTAGATCAGGTTGTTGCCGGTCATCACGGCTTTGTATCGCACGCGGTTTCCGGCCGGGTTGGTGAAGGTGCAGAGGAGGATGTACTCCGTCCAGGTCTGGTCTATCTCCCTTGTCGAATCGAGTGTCATCGGCTCCCAGGTTGCGCCGCCGTCATTGGAGGCAAACCAGTTGAGACTGCATCCGCTCGGGATGTTCATCTGGGCGTAGACCTTGGTTGACTCGACTCCCTGCGTCAGTTCATTCTCGCGCGAGATGTACGTGCCGTCGGGGTTGTTCAAGTAGCCGATGAGGTTCACGTCCCTGTAGTTCAGGGCGGGTGAGTCGTTCACCAGACTGCTTGCGAACCTGGCGCGCAGCAGCACCTGCGACGCAGTATTCGGCAGCTTCTCTTCCTCGGCAGGCACTATGGCATCCCATGTCGCACCGCCGTCGGTCGAGTATTCCCAGGTCAAAGCCGTGCCCTGTGGGATCGCGGAGTACTCGTCCAGATTCAGTTCCGAGAACTGAACGCCGGTGATAGGCTGGAACCGCACTTCTCCGCTCGTTGCAAAGTCGTAGCCATATATCTTCACCGCGAGGTCGGAGCCATTCAGCGGTGTCCATGTCTCCGCATTTGAGCTTTCAAGGAGCACACCGGTCGTGTAAGTCTGCTTCGTAATGACTCCATTCTGGCCCAACTGCCCCAGAGTCGCTACGCGCACGCGGTAGTTCGTGCTGTCGGTAAGAATCACGACCGCGTAGCTGGTGTTCGCCTCAGCGTTGAACGGATCGTTGAAGACGACCTTGGTCTCGGCATTGAGGTTTATCTCGCCAGGCGAAACCACCTGTTGGGCGTATATGACGTCGTTAGGCAAGCCCGTGGTAACGCCCCGGATCTGAACGGTCACGGGAATAGACAAGTCTTTTCGCGTGAAGAACAGCCCAATCGCGGAGATGATCTTGTTCTCAGTGAAACTGAACGTCTGCGCCAGCGGGTCCCATCTGTTCCAGCCCCACCACCATCTCCACACTGTCCGGTAAACCGGAACCCGAATGATCCGCTCCTGAATGATGGTCTGCTGCTGGACAATGGTATTGGTGACCTCGACACGCTCGACCCGGGTCACGACCAGTGGGTCGTTGATTTGCAGGCTTGCCTGAGCGGAATACGTGCCGTCGGTGACTTCGACGATCCGACTCCCGTTGCTGGTGCTCTCCGGGATGACGAACGACGATACCACCCGACCGGCAGTATCAGCGTGAACATCAGTCGCAACCACCTGACCGTCGCAGCGAATGGTGACATGCTCCGCGCTGGGAGTGAAGTTCGATCCGGTGACCGCGATGCCGGTCTGACCCCTGCGGCCAATGTTCGGGGTCACCTCGACCGTTGCCGGAGGCTTTTCGAACACGGCGTAGGGATTGATGTTCTTCTCCTCAGACCAGTCGAGCTGCTGAACGAGTACCTTTTCGGTACCAGGCAGCAAAACGAGACTGCCATTGAAGAGAGCACTGCTTGCGGCGGGATTGACCTGCAGAACGCGTGATGCAGCGACACGGTCGGGCGCTGCGAACTTGTGAATGCCGTCGACGCGTGCGCTCCACTCCGAGTGGAATGTATCGGACTGTGCCTCGTTGGAGAAGTCGTCGGAGTAGATGCCCTTCTTGGTCTGCGCGTCGCGGTTCTGCAGTTCGTTGTTCATCTGGTACTGCGCGTCATTGTATTTCAGGTCTTCCACGTCCTGGATCACCTGGTGGATCTGGGACATAGTTATGCGCGTGAGGCCGAAGTTCCGGATCGTCATCGTGACCGAATTCGCCGGGCAATCGACGCTGCAGAGCGCGAGACTCCCCTCCGACACTATCGGGAGCTTTGGAAAGTCCGAGGGTGCGCCCTCGATGCGTTTGAGTTCCCTGGCAGTCGCATAGATGATGTCGCGTCTGCCCAGGTAGTAATCATAGTCGATGCTGCAGTTCGAGCCGTTGACCGGATCGCTTCCCACGCCGGTCCTGCCGAAGTTGATAGTGCTGGTGTTCCCAACGGCCATCTCCGGCGCAGGCTGGGAGAGTCCGCTGGAGTTCGACGCTGGCGGCGAGCTGGTCGTGGTCTCATCCACACCATCGTCGATGTAAGAGGTGACCCCTGATCCTACTTCCTTGAGCCTCTTGAAGCTCGTGCGGCCGGAGTTGGGCGACGCGCGGTATATGCGATATCCGGTTGCGCCGCTTATCGGCCTCCATGTAATAAGGTTAACCTCGCCCGCGGCTGTCTGGCGTGAAACGACCCGACCGCTGATGTATTCGGTCTCGCCCGACGCCGAGAGAGCCGTGACCACATAGAAATACTCGGCTGCCGCAGGATACCCGCTCCTGCCGAACCATCCGCCGTCGACGTAATCAGTACCCTTGACCATCTGCTTCACGTATGTCCAGCGGACTGTGTATGTCGTCCCTATCGCGGGCTCATTCCCACTGCCCAACCAGTCGACATAATTGCCGCTCTGCTGCCAGTCGACGCCTTCCTGGAAGACGGTCGCGCCCTGACTCACCTCGATAATGTCCACGACCGGATTTGGAACGAGCAGATCCTCTCCGCCGCCGACCGAGCCGCGCGTGATGTTGGAGACAATCTCCACTATCGCTTCGACCTGAGTGGTCTCCTTCAAAGGAGTGCAGTTCAGGGCGTAGCTGCGTTGGCCGGTGACGAATGTCTTCTGCTCTCCCCGCACGCTCTTGGTCGCAACCGACTTGGGGACCACGGTCGTCGTCGGCAGATCCTTCTGGAGGCGATAGCCCTGGATATATGCCCGGCCCGCGTTGGTGATGACCCGCACGCTCGCGCCGTCGTTTGAGCCTATGAAGCTGTCGAATCCCTTGACGAGGTAGCTGCCCGCCTGGTCGTAAGTCCTTTCCGCCAGGTTATTGAGCAGGGAGTTCAGACCTTCGGCGGCGGCAAATGAAAGCTGGTCTTCTGTGATGGACGCGACCGTTATGCGGCTTCCAGGAAGAGTGCCCAGGAAATCGCTGAGGTAGATACTGGACTTTTCCTGCACGGTCGCGGTCACGTCACCGCTCTCCCGGTCGAACTTGTATATGGCGACGACCTTGCGCTGGGTGACATTGTTCGGCAGGCTCTCACCGCTGGTGTCATGGTCCTTGAGGGAAAGTACCCACTTTTCCCGCTCGGCTGTCGGCTCACCGGTCGCCGGATTGATGAGTCCCGCGTCCTGGTTGTAGCCGTAATTGTACTTGAGAAGCTCGACATATACGTAGTCGAAGCCGGAGGTCTTGGCCGGATCGTAGGTCAGCGCCGCCCCGGGAATGCTCTCGATATGACCGTCGATGTAGGTAATCCCAGTGGAGACCGTGACGACGTTGCCCGCAACTGACACGAGAAGGCCGGAGATGATCGCTCCCTCTTTGAAGAGCAGGTCGGCGACCCTTTTCTGCTCGTTGATGACAATGTCCTGCTGCTCGTTGAGTTCCGAGTCCAGCAGGTCGCGGTCCTGGTGGTAGCGCACCCGCTTGTAGTTCTTGGCGGGGTCGAATGTGTCTCTGGAAATGGACATGATCGCCTCCTATACCTTGATAACTCCGACAAGCTCCACTCGCGTGTCGGAGGTCTTGTTGAAGTCGGGAATGTTCTTCACTTCGTAGAGGTAGCCGGGTGTCTTCACCTGGCCTGACGGATTGGTCGCCGGATCGTAGACGCCGCCCTCTGCATAGTCAGACTGGAGACCATCGACATACTCGACACTGCCGCCGAAGAAGCCGTACTCCCGAATGGTGATACCGTTTGCTTCAGCCTCTTCGAACCGGAAGAACACGCCGATGATCTGAGTCTCAAGCCCGGTTTCGGAGTAGCGGACGCCGTTGACCTCCAGCACGCCTTCAGGATCCTCCTCCAGAAACGTGACCTTATAGCACCGCTTTCTGGCGCGCTCGTGCTTGAGCGCGGACTGGTCCACGCTCACATCCGGCGGGTTCATCGGCTCGGTAAAGGTTGCGTCGCCGTCGCCTATGGCACAGTGTGTTATCCCATCGATGGGATCGCCTTTCAGAAGCCGGGCCGTGAGAACCCGGCCGCTTCGTGTTATGAGTCCAAGGGACATATCGTTCTCCTCTCAAACCTGGATTGGATGGCTTTCGTGTATAAGAACCGCATAGATCGTCTGAGTTGTCGCCAGGTCCGGAAGCAGGCGCTGCAAGATCATCAGTTCCGCATCCGACACAAAGAACATCGGACGAGTGACTACAAGCAATGCGTCAGCCCGGATCAGTCCGGCGTCCGTGATCTCCAGATATACATCGGCGCTGCGGTCGAGCATGCCGATCACCACAAGAGACGCATCCGGTTCAATCTGCCGGAACCCGGCAACGCGCACCGCGGCGTCGGCGAACCGTTCCAGAGCACCTGCAACAGCGAGTCGGACGTCGGCGTTGTGAACCAGCATGTCAAAGATCCGCAGCATAGTGTCGCGCTCGGATTGCAGATGCCCACTCACTCTCACGACGACATCAGGCTGCATCTCCACGGCTTCAGCAACGGCAAGCCTGGAATCGGCGGCAGTCTCAAACGCGTTGGATATGCGGAGTCCGCAGTCAGTATCTCTACCGAGCAGGCCAGTGATGTGTAGCCCGGCGTCGACCTGGATTGCCAATGGTCTGGTCCCGATATCCGGCCCGAGCAGTTCCCAGATGATCCCGGTGTTCCGTGGGCCGAGCGCGCGGTTTCGTGGAAGTACCGTCCCCGGTCTGGTGACTATGGTCTTCTTATTGCCGCTACGAACCGCCACGCTTCACCTTGCCCTTGAGCGCGATCCCCCTGCCGATGATCAGGAACACCTTGTTTCGAGGCATAACCGGGCCTTTACTCGTCACAACCTGCTGCTTGTTGCCGGATTTCGTTGCCAATGCCTACTCCTTTACCGCAGTCCAACCGGCGCTCGATATGTTGAACATCTTGTAGGTGCTTGTGCCGAGGTCGATCACGTCCTCCGAGTCACCCGCGCCGCTGCCGATGGAATAGACCTCGATGAGTTCGCCTCTCAGTTCCTCGCTGCCGCTGCCGGTGTTCCCTACCAACCAGGGGAACATCGTAACCAGGCTGTACCGCGCGTCTGGGTCGCTGTACCCCGCAAACGTAGTATTGACAGCCCCACAGGCACCAGGTTGTCCAGTTGCGCTTGTCCAGCCATCCCATCTGTTCAGGGCATAGAAGCTGCCGGGCATGGTGTTACGGCCGATGATTACCGGCTGCGGATCTTCGCCAATCTTTGCCCCCGCCGCATAACCATTGACCAGGGTGGCTATCGTAACAGTATTGGGCGTTGCCCCGGTATCTCTGGCGGTCACAAGCACGCGCTCGATGTTGGCATTGTCCTTTACTATGTAACGTTTGTTGACCGTCAGCAGAGATGCATCGTCCACCTGCACGACCACATTACTTCCGGCCGATACCGCGCCCTGGGAAATCGCTGTCTGAGCCGACCAGAACCTCTTGACAATGCCACTGTAGTGGCCATAGTAGGTAGCCGTGATCTTCGTCACGACAAAGAAATGGTCCAGATCTCCGTAGAGCCAGTAGAGGAACTGAGCGGAGTCCTTTGTCGTGATCATCGTTGCTCCGCTTGAGAACACAACCTTCACGCCAGTGTGCGTAGCCGCGTTCCAATAGAGATAGCCCTTGATAGAGATGCAGTCGGCATTCGCGGTATCGTTGATGATCTGGATGTAGATGTCCTCGTTTCCCGACTCGCCAACGGACTTCAGAACATAGTAAGGCTCCGACTGACCTGATCCGTCGTCGTGAAGTGTCCAGCCGCAGGTCGTTACAAGGAAGTCCTTAAACTTTACGAGCAGATCGGCTGTGTTCGTGGCAGTGCCGGATGTTGAATGGTATGCCATGTGATCCTCCTAGACCGGCGCTTCCACGCCCGTGATTCTGAGCTTCAGGTCGGTCTTGTTCTGGACCGGCGTTCCCGCGGGAACGCTGAACCGTCGCCAGAACGAAAGCGTAACATCGTGGATCTTGTCGCCCAGTGTGAGTTCCGCCCCCGGCGTCGCCGCATCCAGTTCAGCCTGGGTAAGCGCGACCTTACACCATTCGGATTCGTCGGAGCCAGAAGAGTCAACCGGCTTCACCTTGAGTGTCGTGTAGGTCAGGGCTGAATAGACCGGCGTGCCGCTCGTATGCGCTGCCTTCGGAGTGCCGTTCTGTCCGCGCTGCACCGTGAGGCTGGTGGTCCCCCCTCCGGCGGTGACTACCATTTGTTCGCTATCGACGACGATGGTGTCTCCGTCAGCAAACCGCGCTGCGGCGAGAGTGACAGACGTCTGATTGCTCGTGATGTCGGCCGCGAGTGTGGTCTGTTCGTTTGCTAGAAACAGTTCCCGATCCTTAGCCTGGCCGTCAGTGCCGTTGTAGGTGTCCGAATCCGGGTTGATGAGAGTGCCCTCGGATATCTGCTGAGTAAGCTCTGAGTCTCTGAAAAGATGTATTGCCATGATCTTCTCCTACGATTCCGGCCACTGGGTGACCGTGTAAAGGTTTGCCGCAGCCGTGAAACCAGCCGCCTCTGATTCGATAAGGTCTTTCTGTCGGAACACAACCCTGCACGAGCGGGTCGAGTGCGCAAGTTTCGAGCGGTTCAGATGCTGTCGCACAAGCCGGAATACAACCGGCTTTGCGCCCGGCTCCTCGGTCTCGACCTCGCACACCAACGAAAGACGCCGCTCCGAAAGCTCGACATGCAGCAGTCGCCCGACATTGAGAACGAAGCCGTTCAGCTTCTGGCCCGGCGTGCGTCCGTGCCAGCGGTTGATAATCACCCCGGCGCTCTCAAACCCCTGACGAAGAGTGCTCTGCTGCGTTATCTGCCACTGGGACCAGGTGGTCTGTCTCTTGGTCAGCCGGTAGTCTGAGTTCAGGAGCCTCCGTCCGACTATGAACACATCATGGATGCGGCCCGTCGAATGCAGGGCTACTGTTCTGCGCAAGGCTGCAATGAAATCAGCCTCCATCGACTCCTGGGACATAAGCCACTGCAGGAAGAAGACCTTCATTCCCGCCGGATGATGTTCAGCGAGTGCGGCTCTGACCTCTGGGACAAGGTTCCGGCACTCGACTCGATAGACTCCAAGGCTATGGATGCGCCCGGGCAGCTTCGCATGGTTTGCGGCGGACCGCTTGTTGAGCCGCAGCGCCGAGTGGAAGGTCTCGTCGATCCTGCCTTCCCAACCAACGTTGGTGAGCGAACGCCAGATAGCTGGGATGCTCCCCTTGCGCCGATACTGCTCAACGATCTCCCGAATCTCCCGACGCTGAGTATCCGGATCGTGCGTCGGATCGAAGCTGTAGCCGACTATTGCTGCCAGGAGCGGCAGGAACCTCGGATCGCATGCGTCCACATCCCAGATGTCCGGCAGGTGGTCCATGAGGTTCTTGATCTCATCGAGAGCCTCGGCGGGAACCGCAAGGAACGCGCTCAGGTCTCCGCTGGTATCGCACTCACGGTAGATCGGCGGCAAAAGCTCAATGAGTTTGTCCCCAAAGTATCTGTTCATAGCGCCGCTACCCTCATATCCAGATGAACCTCGCCCAGCGTCGCTATCTGACCCGGGCGCATCTCGATATCCGTTTGCGGGGAGTAGATCGTGACATGGCTCACCCCGCGCACGCCGTCCAAGAGCGAGACGACATCCGAGAAGTAGACAGACTGGCCGAACGTCACCTTCTCGAATGAGAAGAACTCGCGCAGGGCAGACTCCAGACGCATACGCACATCGTCGGGCTGCTCGGTCGGGTAGACGTAGACTTCCGCGTCTATCGGCACCGGCCGGTAGCTCGGGTCGAACAGGTTCACCTCGATGGTAATGACCTTGCGTGACTCGATGAACTCGGCAAGCTCGCTCTTGAGTATAGGCGACGGTAATCCGCCTCCGTCCGGAGCTACGGCCATGTTCACCTGGTAGTACCGGATGTTCGAGCAGTCGTTGGCGTCGAGCACCTGGGCCTTCGCCACACCTGGAAAGCCCTCGGCAAGTGCCTTGTAGTCGTTTTTGGTGACAGCCTTCCAGAGTGAGCGCAGTTCGGCGGGCGCCTGCAACTTCACGTGTTCAAAGGTCTCCCTGTCGGAGCCATTTGTCGCGGGAATAGCGTTATTGACACTAAGCTGCACAACTTCTCCGTCGTGATAGACTGGAGTCACCAGCTCGCTAACTAGACCTCGTCCGATGTTGCCCTTCGCGCCGAGAGTCTCAAGATACTCGACCGCGGTAATCTCACCGTTTGGAGGAACCGCGCCGTGGATTCCATCGCCGAAGATGACCCAGGTGACATCCAAACCGTCAGTCTCGACTTGGAAATGCTTCGAGTCCGCCGCGCTGTCGATAAAGAACCGGGCTTCCTCCCAATCTATGCTTCCGACACGTACTCTGACCGACCCCTGAGCGATGCTCGTTGAGGTAAGCGCCAGCTTCTGACCCCGCTCTCCGGTCCCCGCGAACTCCTCACTTTTTCGTGTGCCCTGCCGCGCGCCGACATCGACGGATAGTTGGCCACGGGGAATTACGGCGTCCTCGGCGGTCTCGAACTCAACGTCGCCGTCATCAAGGCTTGCTTTACACACAGTACCTGCGGGAATCGTGAGGTCGGCATCGAGTACGGACGACAGACTGAAGCGCAGAGTCGTAGTCGCGGCAATCGGGGTGTCGAGCCGGTAGCCGATGAGCTTGCAGAGGTTGATGACATTCTGACGCTGCCGCGCAGTCGGCAGGAACGCCTCGGCAGCTTGCGCGTCGAGGTAGTATGCGAGCATATCGCCGACGCCGCAGAAGAGTTCCAACAGCACCACGCCGAGGTCGGACTCATTGAAGTCTGTCCAGCGGTCTGTAAGCTGTGGCACGCGCGCAAGCAGTTCCTGTCGCAGGGACTCGTAATCCTTATTACTGTATGATATGCTCGCTCTACCCAATGGCTACTCTCCTTGCGTCGACGTCGGAAGACTCGGCCAGTTCCTCGCGGCAGAACGGCCAGACAAGATTCCCCGACACCTGTGTATCTATCACCCGATAGGAAATGCGCACGGGGATGGTGTTCGCGTCCACCGTCTCCGGGGTGTCATCGAACGACACGTCGGTCACGTAGACCCGCTTCTCCCATCGCTCGATTGCATCAATCACGTAGTGCCTGATAAGCCCCTTGAGCACCTGGTCGTTCGGCTCGAACACCAGGTCCTTGAGACGCGAACCAAACTCCGGGTTCATAAACCGTTCGCCCGGACGCGTGCCCAGTATCTGCAGGATGCTCTCGTGAATATGCGCATGGTCCATCGACGTGACGGTCGATATCTGCGCGCCGCCGGACCGCCTGGCAAACGCGAACGGGAACCTCAGACCTTTGCCGAGAAAGTCAGTGCTCATCACTCATGCTCCTGGCAATCAAAACAGATCGCGCCGGTGTCTGTATCGCTCCCGCCGCCGGAACCTTCCGCGAACCGGATCACGAGGCCCAGCCCGCTTGTAAGCGAAAGGTGGATGGTGCCATCGGCCTCTATCATCCCGGCATGGCCGCTTTCCATCGCGCGGAAGCTCTTCGACCCGCCTGATATGTTCCGTGCCTGCACTTCCTCACCGACCCCCTCGATGTGGGCGGTCCCGACGATATTCACTGTGCCGGTCGGATTGCTGATCACAACGAGCCTGTCCTGTCGCAGCACATCGAGCCGGGTTCCATCGGGCAGCGCCGCTGTGTATCTGCCGTCCGACGCGAGCACCGGTTCTACATCGTGAGGCAGGCCCTCTATGCCGCAAGCGTTATGCGTCACCGCTATGGCGCTGCTCACGAGGTCAAGCTCCGCACCGCCTGGCAGAGTAACCTTGCCCGCGCGTGACGGAGCGACGGACGCTGCCGCGCCGTCTTCGCCGATAGAAACCATCTCGCCGTCAGGCAGGACTCTCAGGAACGAACCATCCGAGAACGAGAACAGCCTGCCGCCATCGGGAAGATCACGGATGGTGGTTCCGACGGGCACGGACTGGAATGGATGCGCGTCGGCGTCGTCATCCAGGCGGCGCAGATATTCATTGGCGCTCTGTTCGTGCAGCGCGAGGATCTGCTGTGCTTCCTGCTGTAGCTGCCGGGTTGCAAGCCAGCTCTGCTCCATGATCGTACGTATGGCGCTTAGATCGTCCGCGATCCGTTCCAGATAGGGGTGTTCCAGGTCCAGGCCGAACCATTCGAACATGGCATGGGCAATCGCCATCAGCTCATAATGGTTCTCCGAAGAACTGGTCTGTTCTATAAGTGGCTGCTGTATTGTTGGATTATCTGCCATATCACACCCATGGTGGAGTAAGTCTAATGTTTCCGACGTACCAGCCGTCGAACATCTGATACAGATGGTCCTGAGTATCCCACACAAACCGCACCGTGACGCTTCGCCCGATGAACTCCCAGAGGTCTATCCACTCGGTCCTTCTTGGTATGACGCACGGCATGTCCCAGGCCGGATAGATCACTGGCGACGGATTGAAGTTCCGCTTCCAGGTGTCGTTGAAGTACAGATTCAACGTGTCGTGATTGTGCGCCGCCATGCTTTCGATCTCACCCCAGACATCGAAGTAGAGCCGGTAGTGCTTGTCGAGATCGAGTGTGATCGCAAGTTCGCCCTGCACACGGATGTTAGAGCCCCACTCATCGAACCAGTCTGTAAAGTACTTGAAATGCCAGACCCCGTCCGGAAGCTCCTCGACATAGCCGCTTGGCACAATCTCTCGAATAGGAGGCGGCGCAGGCGGCAATTGCTGCTCGATTCCGACCTCGACCTGGACATATCGGCGGGACATGATGATGCCGCCGCTCATCGCCTCAGCAACTATCACGGCCGCGCCAGCGTTTGCGCCGTAAGTGAGCACTCCGCCCGATACTGCGGCTATTGTCGGCTCAGTTGTCGTAAAGCCGACATCTCCGCCAGGACTGCCAAGAATCTCAAGCGGCACCGACTTCGCCACCTGATCAAAAGGCTGCACGATATGCCTGGGCCGAATGTCCCAGTATCCAAAGGCAAAGGGACTCTCAGGCATCGGCAACCGCCTCGGTAACGCTTATCACCTCGACCTGCACATATCGCACACTGGTACGATCTTCGCTGTCGTAAGCTGCGATTATCGTGGCTCCCACGTTGTATCCCAGGGAAACGATGCCGGTCTCACTCACGGTGGCTATGGCCATATTGGAAACATCGAAGCACACATTGCCTCTGGGGTTTCCACGGACTGAAAGCGGCACGCTCACATTGAGCGAGCCGTGCGAGACCTTGATCGACTTCGGGAACACGTCCCAGTACTGAACCTGATCCACGCTCACCTCAGTCGTCTCCCACGTTCAGGCTGCCGGTTATTATCACCGCGCCGCATCCCGCCATATCGCCCATCCTTGCGTTCGGTCTGCCATCCGTCGCCGTATCGAGACTGCCGGATATGACAGGAGTCACGCCGTGACCGGGAATGGGACAGACATGCAGATCGCACATCCTGGCGGCGGGTCTCCCATTTACGAACGTCGTAATCGATCCTGTAATGATGGTCCCGCCGTGGCTGGAGACATCGCCAAGTCTTGCCTGCGGCCGCATCGCCTAATGCCTCCCAAAGTAGTTGATGACCGCGCTGATGATGCCGCTCACAATCCCGCCGAGGGTCACAACTAGCCCGACGACTTTCCACATCGTGTCGCTGCCGACTTTGCCCTCAAGACCCGTGTGGAGGTTCTTTATCTCCTCGGCATGTCTATTGAGTTCCTCGTTAATGCCCCGGACGACAAGATCGACGTTCTCCCGGTCGCTCTTCTGCTCCATCCGGCGCTCTATCATCTCAAGCCGGTTCTGAATGTCGCGCCTGTGATCCTCAAGTATTGTGCGGAACTCAGCCCGCCAGGCGTCAAAAGTCTTCGCAAGGAGCCTTTCGCTCTCCACCCAGCCGCACTTCGTTGGGCCCTGGCACTGGTTGTCACCCACCGGTTCTTCTCCCTGCCTCATGGATTGATGAGCACCTTTCCGGTCGAGCGCACGATGACATGTCCCGCCGACCCGTCCATGATCACCTTGCTTCCCGTCCTGTCTTTGAGCCGGATCTGCTCACTCCCGTTTGCGGAGATGATCCGCACTTCCTGTGTGCCGCCCAAGCCCCAGATGCTTATGCTCTCGCGGCCTTTTGTGGTATCGATAAGTATCTTCTGCCAGCGCGAACGGGTCTTGTCCGACGAGGAGATGTGAATCTTCTCCCTGTCCTGCCACGCCTCAAGACACAGGAACTGGCGGCAGGCGTCCGTCAGCCGAACAAACGCTTTGCTGCCTTTGATATCGCGCGCGATATCGATCTGTTGGCCGCCCGAACCAGCACCCGCTTGGCCGTCGCCCTCGCTTGACGCAAAATCGTGCGTCCCGCGCCGCCGAGTATTTTCACTTTGGACCTCCCTCTTGACCGGACAATGCATGTGCAGAATCTGCCCGGCCCGGTCGATTATCTTCAGGAACTCTTCCTCGTCCCTGTCGTCGAGTACGATCGTGTGCCCGGTCTCTGTCTTGATGAGCACCTTCCTGCGCGGGCAATAGTAAGGCGGGTGAGCGTGGAACTTGCCATGCTCCCTGCTGTCGGAAGTATCCGAAGCATGCTCGCACTTGTCCTCACAGTCCTGGCATGTGGCCGATGAGCACAGCCGCTTGGATTCCTCCGGCTGTTCTCCCGGGTCGGACTTCGCAAGCCACACGCCGGTCCAGATAGGGTACTGCGGATCGCCGCCTTCAAACTCAGCCCAGACTGACGCTCCCTCTTCGGGAACGAGGAACATACCGACATCCTCGTTGCCACCGTAGGGGAAGCAGGGCCATGCCCAGTCCGACCAGTTTTCCTCGCCGACTCCGAGCACTGCAGGCACTTCCAGTCTGCATCTGCCCAGTCGCTCGGGGTCGTTGTTGTCGCGCACGAAGGCACGATACTTCCCATAGAAGCGCGAGTTGTACCTCTCTTCATGCTCTTCGTCCTGAAAGGGAAGCGCCACCTAGATGCCCCTGACTATCTCCCGGAGGACTCTCCAGGCGGTGCTCAAGGCAGACTTCTTCGGGTCGGCCTTGGCGACGGAGTCCTTGAGCGCGTCCTTGGCTGCGGCAGGCAGAGATGTCTCCGTCCTGGCGACGGCAGCCTTCACGTCACGGACACCCATACGCTCGATGACTCCGACGACCGCGTCGAGAGCGGCGGCCTGAGCTTTGCCCCATGCCGTCAGCTTGATGACGGCGATGAGCGCGATCAGAAAGGCCGTAAGGACCTCCCTGTTCTCCAGAATGAACTTGACTACCTGATCGATCTGCATGTGATTGCCTCCTTGCTATTTGCTGATCACTCGTCCGGTATTGGCGTCGATTCGGACCATCTTCGGTTTTGGCTTCACGGGCTTTGCCGGCTGGGATCGTTTGACCTGCGCGGCATGTCCCGTCCGAGTTGCAGCCCGTTTCTTTGGCTGTCGCGGCGCTTCGTGTTCGTTCTTCTTGCCTTTGACCTCAGAGGCTTTGCTGCCCGCGCCCTTGCCGAGCGCATTGCGCTTGAGTTTGAGTTCGCACGAGTAGCCGTCGCCGAAGGTGTGCCGCACCGAAGTGGCGTAGTATGTGCCGGAGAACTTCTTGCCGACACCTCGGATTTCTATGTTCTGCTTGGCCACAAGAGTCGGGATGCCGATGGTAACGGCGGTCGCCTCAACCTGCCTCATCTCAGCATTCTTGAACTGACCCTCGGCCTTGTCTTGCGCAGGCTCCTGATGTGGTTCCTCGTGAAAGCCCTCGGATCGCTCGAAGCTCTGAGCGATCTTCCCGGACTCTTGTTTGCGATACTTGCCTTCGCCGGTATTACCGTCAACGAGATACGTCTTCTTTCCTAGCGACGTCCGGTCGGAAGTAGTCGCGTTGTTTGCCTTGTGCTCGACGTGCTTCTTCTTGCGCGGATCGATGCCGACTGCTTTGGTCTCCGTCCCAGTGCCTTTCGCACCTTGGGACTGCGTGGACGGGGTGAACGACCGCAGCACGCCCTCACGGTCCGTGAAGTACTCCAGGGCCAGGGAGGGCCTCTTCTCAAGATGCCTCGGATGGAAGTGAAGCTCATCGTCCTGCACGTAGAACACATAACCAGTCACCCCCTTGCCGTCCTTGTCGCGGCTCTTGGCCGCCAATGCTTTGAGAAACTGAGCATCGGAAACATTGCCCTGCGCCACTCTCAGGTGCCTGCCGATGGTCTTTGTCACAACAGGAGTCAGGCCATGCTCGCTGGCGATCTTCTCCGCGATCTCCGAATAGAGAATGCCGGGAGCGGGCTTCTGCCAGACCCGCTGGATCTGCTTGCCAGCGAGCTTGTGGCCCTTGTCATAAGCCTTGATCTTGATGGTCGGCTCGCCGGTCTCCGGGAAGTCGTAGTCTATCTCCTTAATGACCGCGACCTTCCTTGCCGACAGATCATCTGCATAGCCGAACCTGGCGACGATCTCGTTTCCCTCTTGGAACAGCGGATCGTCCACGAACTGGAGATACCGATCCGTGATGGAGACCTCCATCACGTCCATCTCCTCCTCGTTGTCCTCGAATGTGAACGAGGTTATCTCGTGCGTGATGTCTTTCGAGAGCCGCTTGGCCTCGATCTCTATCACGAACGCGGGTTGGTAGACGTTCAGATCCATCAATCCTGTGAGCTTCCCTCTACTTGATATGTACTTCTGGAATCCGGGAAGTGTCGGTTTCTTCGGCGGGGAAGGGTTGGCGCAATCCGCGGACTGGCCGGTAGAAGATCACTCGTACAGCAATAAGCCGGTGTCACAGAGTTCGGGAATGAACAGTGTATGCTGGTCTGCACCGGCCACCGGGCGGGGATACTTCCTGGTGCCGGTAAGCCACCACTCGTAGAGGTCGTCTCCATCGACCCAGTCCACGTCTCTGCCCTCGGCCTTGGCTTTCTCCACGGCCCTGCAGCAGGCGCGCCGGTAGGCTTGAGCGAACTTCGGCCACCTCATAGCCTCTTTCTGCATCTTCTTTCGGCCGCCGTTCGGGCACATGATGCAGCCGATCCGCTTCCAGCCTTCATCATAGAGCGAGCAGTAGGGAAGACCTCTTTCCTTTATATACTGCCAGATGTCTGCTTCCAACCAGTCGATGATGGGGTGAAGCAGGAGACGTCCCTTGCCAAGATTGCACCGCTCCATCAGCCTGCGCTTCTTGCGATATCTCGATTCCTGCCACCTGATGCCGGTCACAACCAGTCTGCCCGCGCTGCCTACTTCCTTTAGCTCCCGGCAGCAGTAGCGCATGTTCCGCAGCGGCGGCATGCCGTTCTTGACTATGAGCTGCCACATAGTCTCTCGGGGCTGGTGTCGCTCGACTTCGGGATGATGTTCACGTATGAAGCGGACGAGTTCCGGTGGGTCTACCGTAGTGGCATTATAGTGAGCATCGTATCCGACCCCCGCTCGCTTGACCAGGTCCAGGAGAACACAGGAGTCTTTCCCACCCGAGAACGCCACGTAGTAGCCTTCTTTGGGCTCAAACTCTCGCAGTCGCTCCATCGCGAGAGCGACCTTATCCACAGTGCCAAACAGGGTTGTCTCTACTAATGCCATGGAGGAGTTCGTCTTCCTCGGGGCGGAAGAGGCAGTAGTGCCGATTAGTCCAGGACGCGCATCTGCACGTGTTCGACCGAGGGGACTCGCAGGACTGCTCCAGGTGCAAGGTCGAGCGGAAAGAAGATGTCGTTATAGTCGCAGACGATCCACCACAGCTCCGCCCGGCCGAGATAGCGATATGCGATCAGATCGATCCGGTCGCCTTCGACCACTGCGTGAAACACATCATCCGGCCGAGGCGAGGTATCGATGTGCTCCCTGGTCCCTATGAACTCCTCGCTGCCGTCGACATACAGCACGCACGCCGCGTATCTTGAATCCGCCCCTATCACCTGCGCACCTCGCTGTAGCTCACGGACTTCTGCACGATCTCCTCAAGCGTCAGCTCCACCTCCGCGTGCTGCGGGAGAAGGCTGTCCCTGTCGAACATGTGAAAGTAGCGGCTTCGCACCTGCCGCACCACGCAGAGCACACCAGGATAGAGATCGCCCAGGAAGAAGAGCACCTTGTGCGGCGCATTCTTGAGCATCGTCTTTGCGTGCTCCGG